AGATTTTTCTGCACTCATTTTTGCTTTCACTGCTGCAACTTGACCCAATCTTTGAACTTCCTCTTCTGGGAGACCAGATTCTCTCGCTTTTTTCTTTGCATCTTGAGCTGCTTTGAACACATGAGGCATTGATGCACCAGTTTTTGTATGATCAAGATATTTGTTTAGTTGGTCTATACTCATCTTATCATAGTCTGGTGCTGGTTCTGCAACTTTTGCCTTGAAAGGAGATTTCATTTCACCAGTATCAATTTTTGGAACATTCAGATTTAGATTCATTGCTTCAGTACTGAAAGATGGAATCAATGGTTCTGATGGTTTTGCATCAAACTTAATACCAGTTTCTGATTGTTTTGCCTTTATCTTTTTCTCGTAAGACCCTTCTCCATGCTTTGCATCATATGTTGCTTTGATTTCTTGTTCAGAAGCACCTTTAGGTAATCCAAGAGATTCTGGTGTCATTGTTTCATCTCTCTGTTCACCTGGAGCTAGCATTCCTCCAGAAGAAAATGCAGGAAGAACGAATCCACCACCAGACGCAGTTTGAACCTTCGCCATCTTTGGTTTGTTGGCATTAGATCCACCAAACTTCTTATTCAATCCTAAGAAATATCCAGCACCCACACGATTAACAGTTTCTCTGTTAATGATAACTTCACCAGGTCTTGCTGCAATCATCTGAGTATCAGGTCCAGCACCACTGATCTTTGCTCCACTGTTGGTAGCAATAGTATCAAAAGTTCTTGGACCAATAGCATCAACTGCTTCCTTGTTCATTACAATGTCACCAGGTTGTGCAGGAACTAACTGTGTATCAACTCCTGCACCTTTGATGTCAGTTCCGCTATCTGTAGTAATATCTCTTGCAAGATCTTTTTTCTGATTTGATGCTGTGCTGATTCTATCCTTCTTACTTTGCATTGACATCATCAATGGGAATGCCATTGGACCCAATGCCATGAGAAGTTTAGGATTCTCTTCAACAGCAGATTTAATACTACCTATAGTGTCTTTTCCTTTGTCTGCCATCATCATTGGCAGTGCAAGTGGTCCTAAGAAAGGAAGAAGTTTCTTAGGATCAATACCTGTAGGATCTTCAACTTCTCCACCAGATTCATAACTCTTAGTTTCACCAGTTTCAAGTTTATAGATCTGTTCGTCAATCTCTGATCCAACTCCTTGCAACTGTTGCATGAAGTTTAGATTTGCTTTTTGCTCTTTAAGTTGTTTAATCTTATCTTCTTTTGATCCTGGTGCCTTTTCAACCTTTCTTTCTTGTTCATCAACTGTTCCTGGCATCAACATTGGTATTGTTGCACCAGCAGTAAATAAAGCAACAGCTGCCGCCGCTTTCGGATTCCTAGCAACCAAACTCATCAGTTTTGGAATGGCAACCTTTAAGAGTTTAGCAGCACCCTTAACCAGAATAGCAGTAAGTTTAAGTATACTTCTAGAAATACTATTACCGAACAATAAGTATGCAGCGACTAGTGCTGGCCACCAGTCTTTGAGGAATCGACCAATCGCTGCAATTTTTCCCTGATTAGCAGGATTAGCTAACCATTCTAATAATCCTTTAACTACTTTTGCAAGGAATGTATATTTGATCCAGTTTAAAATATAGTCAAGTGGACCTTGAAGAGGACTTAGAATCGACTTTCCAATATTTTTTAATGCTTTTCCAATCCCAGATCCACTTTCTAACTTATCTTCTCTACCTTGTTTCTTTTTTCTTGCTGCTTCTTGTTGTCTTTTTCTCTCATTATCACGTTCAAAGTTGAAAAGATTCTTGATTGTTGCTAAGATTTCATCAAGAATGCTATTGACTTTAGTAAAGTTTTCTGTTGGTGCTGCTTGTGCTGGTGCTTCAGGTGCATCTCCTTTGAGAGCAAGGAAGTTTTTCATTCCTTTATTTCCGCCACCAGGTGATGCGATTCCCTCAGTTGTTACCTTCTGTTTTTTAATGCGGAAACGACCAACTTTTCCTTTGATTCTCTTATATTCTTCTGTAACTGCTTGTGCTTCAGCAGCATCCATCTTCTGACCCATACGGTCAGCCATCATTTTCTCTTTTAAAAGAGTTCTATAAGTTCCATAATCAATATCAAATACATCTTCTAATCCTAATGCACGAAGAATCATCTCATCGATATCTTCATCGACGAGATCAGTTTCTCTTACACCTTCATAAAGAGTGATTGCACCCGATGGACCTTCTGGCTCTAGTTCATCTTCTGGAGGAGCAGGTGGTTCTTCTACGTCTTGCTCATTCTCCTCTGCCATTCCACGAGCCATGTCAATAAGATCATTAGTTGATCCCATTGAAATCTTATTATCAATATCACTCTGCTCTGATTCTGATAAAGAGTTATAATATTGAGAAAGAATTTTAATCTGCGAATCGGTTAACTTGGCAGCAAGATCTTTTCCGAGTTTAAACTCGTATGCCTTTCTTAATCTTTCTGCCTTACTTGCCATTCGCTTGTTGTGCCTTGAGTTTTTCCTCTTCCAGATGTTCAATCAACATAGAGACATAAATGTCTCTTTCCCATGGCATGAGGTTTTCTATTTCTGTCAATGAGTATTTATGGAACTGGAGTAAGGCGAAGTTTGTTCGGTAATAGTTCTCCAGATCCATATGGCACATTCCTAAGCGAAAAAACTTGAGAGACCCTCCAGTACTACTTTGCTCTCAACTTTCGTTTTTGGATTTGTAATCGTCACTTCATGACTCAGTTTTGGCATAGTCTCAAAGAACTTTTCAACCTTCTTAAACTGAGATGAGTTCAACTGATCCAAGAATCCAATCAGTTCCTTTCTGGTACAATCTGCAGCAGTCCAGACTTCCTCTTCAGTGTAAATGGTATCAATACAAGATGCAATCAGTTCAAAAGATTGCTCCATCGTATTTCCACTCATGTCAAAGTTATTCTTGATAAACTCATCCAGAGAAGGATACTTCATCTGCATGGATACTTTTCCATCCAGTTCAATCTTTGCGTTATGATCATCAGATTTAATGACTTTGATATCATCAATGTCAATCGTTGTCGCAACTTGAGTTTCTCCATCATCAGGGCAGATGAGATTAACTTCAATCTCTTCTCCAACAGACTTACCACGAATGTTGAGGAACAAAAACTCAATATCAAAGGTAGGCAAAGTTTCTACTTTAATGCCTCTGGTTTGAATACAGTTCTTGATAACTTCTTTGACTGCTTCTGTGATTTGCTTGGTGTCCTCAGACTCCATAGCAAGAACAAGAAGTTTTTCCTCTCTTACAAGGAAAGGTCTGTATTTGATTTGTTTTCCTGTCGATGGCAACTCAAGTTCATAAGTTGGTGTCGAAATCTTTGGTAAAGGCATAATATCCTAATAAACAATTTCAGTGTGATTATTTAGACTTATATAGTAATAGTTTTTTTAGTTCCGCCATTGCTGCTTCTATTAACAACATAACGGCTAAACTGAAACTCAACAGTACATTTCATTAACTGTGAAGAGTCATATGATACTGGCATTGCAGACACTCCTAATGGGAATGCATCCTTAAAGTTATAAATCAACTTACCAGATTGTACATTATAATCTCTTTCAAACTTAGTAACTGACATCTCAGACGCATAATATGTTCTTGGAAATGCCATACGATGATTATAGTTTTGACCATCTACGTTTGAGATGCCACCAACTGATCTGTATGATAAGTTTTCCTGCATGATGTATCCCATCCATCCTTCAAAATAACGAATGATGTAATACTCCTGAGCATCAACGTAGAAAGTAAAGTTTATAGAGTCATCATATAATCTTCTATATGCATGTTTCTGAGTAATACCAGTATAGTCATCCTTCAGTTCATGAGTAGCATAACGACTTCCAGGAAGAGATGCCTCAGTACAAGGAACTGTAATCTTATCTTCCGTTTCCTCTCCACTGATGGTAAGTCCAGATTGAGATTTCAAGTATGCACTTACAGCAGATGGTGGCGTAAAGTAGACTTCATAGTGAGATGTCAAAGATGGTTGAAGTATTTTAGACTTCAACGAAGACATACTATGCTTTCTTGGAAGTGGCGTTGCCATCTATAAATAGTTAGACTTATATATTATGTATGCGATAAATGGGAGAGAGTATCAAATCTAGGTATAAACCATCTTACCCAGAGAAATACGTTGGAAATCCTAATAATATCATTTGCAGATCCTCCTGGGAAAGAAGGTTCTGTCATTGGGCAGATCTTAATCCTAACATCATACAGTGGGCAAGCGAGGAAATTGCTATTCCTTATGTCTCCCCCGTAGATAATAGAGTTCATCGCTATTATCCTGATTTCTTAATCAAAGTCAAAGAAACTACTGGAGTTACTAAGACGTATTTGATTGAAGTGAAACCAGAAAAACAAACTCGACCACCTAAAAAAGGTAAGAGAGTTACTAAGTCGTTTCTATATGAGACTAAAACCTGGGCAGTGAATCAAGCAAAGTGGAAAGCAGCATATGAATTTTGCGAAGATCATAGAATCAACTTTAAAATCATAACGGAAAAAGAACTCGGTGTCAATCAATGGCGTTAGACCGAACACTTGAACTTAGAGAAAGAGTTGGCAACTCAAAAGATGC